CAATGTTGACATGCAAGTAGATGATACTGGTAATGTCTTCGCTGGTGTCCTTAATAATAAGTTCAAGGTTTACATCGATCCATTCGTTGCCAACAATGTCAACTTCGTCACTGTTGGTTACAAGGGAAGCTCACCATATGATGCAGGATTCTTCTACTGCCCATATGTTCCACTACAAATGGTCCGCGCTGTTGGTCAAGACACCTTCCAGCCAAAGATTGGTTTCAAGACTCGTTACGGTCTTGTCGGCAATCCATTCGCTCAAGGTCGCGATCAATTCTCACCAACACAAGTAAGTAATGATGGTCTGATCGCATCTACCAATGCATACTTCCGCCTCTTCGCAGTCACCAACCTCCACGGTAACACTGGTAACTGATAGAGACAAGTGAATAACCAAAGAAGACCCAGGGGTGGAAGTACCCCTGGGTTTTTCTTTTATAAATACTAATATGCCAAACAATAGCAAACAGATCATTAAAGATAATGTTCCATTGAGCATATTGAGGGAGTTGCCAGGAGATTTTCTGTTTGAAAATAATTTTCAACCAGATACACATAATAATCTAACTACTAATAAGTTTAGATTCGTTCTGACTCGTTGCCCAACAATGACATATTTTTGTCAAAGAGCAAATGTTCCTTCCATATCATTTGGAACATCAATTCAGTCAAATCCAACTGGAATCACAATCAAAAGACCAGGAACCTCTTATGTTTATGAAGATCTTGAAGTTGGATTTGCTGTTGATGAAAATGTAAAGAATTGGTTGGAAATTCATAATTGGATAAGAGATCTGGGAATTTCATATCAAGGCAGCACCGAGGTTCTTAGAGAAAAACAAAAAGTATGCAGTGCATATCTCTTGATAATGAATAGTGACTATAGATCCATAATGGCAGTTAAATATAAGAATGTTTATCCAACATATCTTAGCGGAATAGATTTTGATTCTTCAGTTACAGATTCTCAGAATGTAATCGCAACGGCAACATTTGCATATACTCACTATGAGATAGAAGTGTTTGAAACAAATCCTTAATATGGTATATTTTATATTATGAACCTTGAACAAATAAAAGCACAAGCGGAATTAGACACAGCAATAGATACAAATCATTTTGAAGACGAGGCATCAAGAATTCCTCAACTTCACAATAAATATCTTTGCATTCTTATGGATGAAAAACTTATTCTAGAAGGTCTTGATTCTAAACTTAAGATTCTTCGCAGGGATAAATGGTTATATTACTCTGGAAAGATGTCAGAAGATGAACTTAAGAAAAAAGGATGGGAACCGTTCGATCTTGCTATCCTCAAGCAAGATCTTGATCGATTCATTGACAGTGATGTTGAAGTCATCAACCTCTCTAATAAAGTTTTTCTTCAAAAAGAGAAAGTAACATATGTCGAGAGCGTTGCTAAGATCATTTCAAATAAGATCTGGAGCATTCGATCATCCATCGAATGGGTGAAGTTCACCCAAGGCATATGATTAAAATCAAACCTGTAGATTCGGTTTATATTGAAATTGAGTGTGACAAAGGCATCGCCAAGGAGTTGTCGTCATTCTTCACATTCAATGTTCCAAATTCCCAATATAATCCTGCATTTCGCAAGAAGCGTTGGGATGGAAAGATTCGTCTTTTCAACATACTGACGAATAAGATATATGCTGGACTTCTGTCGTATGTTCTGTCATTTGCTTCAGACCGTGGATACAAGGTATCATATGAAAATACACTAAAGAAGGACGAGGAACCAACAGAATTTCCTACAGTCTATTCCAACGGTAAGGTCATAGAACCCCATGACTACCAAGTGGATGCGGTGAAGCACGCCATATCAAATCGTAGGACTCTCCTGATCTCGCCAACAGGCAGTGGTAAGAGTCTCATCATATACTTCATCATGTTGGAACTGTTGAAGCGCACAAAGAAAAAGATTCTAATTGTCGTGCCGACTACAGGTCTAGTCACACAATTGAACTCCGACTTCCAGGATTATGCCAAAACAAAGAAAATATCCGAACATATTCATTTGGTATACGGTGGACAGGAAAAGAATACAAATTGTCGTGTCATAATTTCCACATGGCAAAGTCTTTATACACAGGATGAAAAATACTTTGAACAATTTGATAGTATCATCGGTGATGAGTCACATTTGTTTAAGGCAAAATCCCTAGTAAAGATCATGACTAAGTTGAAGAACTGTGAATATAGAATCGGAACCACAGGTACTCTTGATGGCACGCAGGTTCATCGCTTGGTTCTTGAAGGATTGTTCGGTCCTGTACACCAAGTCACATCGACAAAAGAACTTATAGATAAAGAAGTCCTAGCGCAGTTGAATATTGAATGTTTGATTCTTCGTTATCCTGACAGTAATATACAGGAGATCAAGCGTGCAAAATATCCTGATGAAATTGAGTGGTTGGTACTCAACGATAAACGCAATAAGTTTATTACAGATCTTGCAACTAGCATTCCTGGTAATGTGCTCGTTCTTTTTAATTTTGTTGACAAGCATGGAATACCTCTCTATCAGAAGATTTCAAAAGCAAGTAAGAAACAGTCGTATCTCATCTGTGGCAAAACCGAAATTGAACAACGAGAAGAAATACGAAAGATCGTAGACAAGAGCAATAATAGTGTTCTTGTGGCATCATATGGAACATGCAGTACAGGCATCAATATCAAGAATATTCATGCTGTTATATTTGCTTCGCCATCGAAGTCAGTTGTAAGAGTATTACAGTCAATAGGCAGAGGATTGAGAAAATCAGATACCAAGGATAAAGTGACGGTTTATGATCTTGGAGATGATCTCAGTTGGGGTAAGTACAGAAACCATGCGTTGAGACATATGGATGAGCGCACTACCATATATACTAATGAAGAGTTCACATTCAAGAAGACAAAAATCAATCTAGGAGAATAGTGGTATGAATCTCAAAATTCTTAAATTAAGAAGCGGTGAAGAAATAATCAGTCAGATTGTCGAAGAAACTGAATCTACTGTGAAGATCTTTCAACCAATGTATTTCAATGTTCTTTCAACATTTGACGATGAAGGAATGCCTTGTGATGTCACCACTCTTCACGATTGGTTGATCAATGTCGAGGATAAGAATGTTTCTTTACCAATGAATCATGTTGCTTTCATCAGTGAACCAAATAAAGACACTAAGAAACTTTATGAAATAGAAAGTGTCAAGGAATTCAGCAAAGATTCATATAAAACTTCAATTGAGGAGAACGAAAAGTCCTCTACTCCATCTTCATTGAAATTAAAGATGAATGAAACGGATCCTGATATATTTGGAATGTTCTTGGAACAATTGATCAATCAATCGATGGAAAATATGCCACCTGCTGTTCCACCAAAAGATTCACCAAAGAGAAAGAGAAAACCAAAAAAGGAATATCTTCCACCAGACATGACAGATGAGAGTGAATTAGATCGTCATATGATCATGATGCAACTTTACATTCCAGCAGAGTCTATCATGAATATGGTTACCAGTGGACTATTGGATCCAAAGGTTCTTTTAGATATGATCAAGGAAGTCAAGAAGCGTAATCGCTTCAGTGGTGACGAAAAGCATCGTGGAGACTTTGGAAACAAGTTCTCTGACTGGAATCCAGATCCTAATTCCGATGATTATAACAATGAAGCTAAGTGAATCGTTAGTAGATTCCTTCTTCATTCCCACACAGAAATTATACACATCATGTCGTATTTCTGTCAAGCCTCCATCGGAAAGATTTTGAAAAATCTAATAAAAGACTTGAAAGAATGTCTTTCTGTGCTACAATTGTCCCGTGAAGAGGATGATTATGAAAAAAGAAAATAAAATAGCAGTAGACGAAAAAGAAATCGAAGAAGAAGTCAAGTCATTGAAACATTACATAGACAATAAATTGTTTTGTAAGGAAATGACAGAATGGAAGAAACTTGTTCACGATGCTGAGGAATGTGGGGACAAAAGACCACCAGTAACCGATTATATCGGAGAAGCATTTCTTAAGATTGCAGAACATCTTTCACATAGACCTAATTTCATAAACTACCCGTTCAGGGAAGATATGATCGGAGATGGGGTTGAGAATTGCTTGCTTTATGCACATAATTTCGATCCTGCTAAGTCATCAAATCCATTTTCTTATTTTACCCAGATAATTTACTATGCATTTTTAAGAAGAATAGAAAAAGAAAAGAAACAGGCATTTATAAAATATAAGTGCTTGCAAATGAATGATTTTGATGGTAAAGTAGTGGACTGGATGAAGAAGGACGGAGATGTTAGTTCGTATGGTGAGTTCCTTCAGAAACACTTTTCTCTCACCGAAAACGACTTAGAGAAAATGGAACCAAAGGAAAAAAAGAAAAGGAAAAGAAGGAAGCGCAAGTGAAATTAGCATTCATATGTGATACCCATTTTGGTGTCCGAAATGATTCACCATTCTTTTTAGATAATGCCTTATCTTTTTTTGAAAATCAATTCTTTCCATATTTGAAAGAAAACAATATAACTCAAGTCATTCACCTTGGCGACTTTTTTGACCGAAGAAAGTATGTTAATTTCAACACGCTTTCTTCGGTCAGAAAACGATTCATTAACAAACTGGTAGAAAATAATATCAATCTACACATAACTGTTGGAAATCATGATACTTATTTTCGAAACACCAATGAATTGAATTCGCTTCATGAACTTCTGACTGATCGTTATAATAATATAACACTTTAC